CGGGCATGTCGTCCAGCTGCTGGTTGTTCATGCGGCCCTCCATGAACGCACGGTCAGTGCCGGACGTTCCCGGGGGTGTCTGAGTGGCGACCATTGCGGCCCACTTCTCACCGTAGGGCAGGGCACGCTTATACGCTGCGATGGCTTCTGCGCCAGCGCGCTTCACTTCAACCGGGATTTCCATTGGGCGGTCCTTCGGGGGGCGGGCCTGGGGGTGGGGGAGGTGGCGGCGGAACCATGTACCGCGACACATCGGTGTTCATCGCCTTGCCCCAGTCCTCTAAAAGCGCGTTGAACAGTTCCGGCTTACCGGCCTGCAACAGACCCTGACTGATCGGCGCGAGGATCTGCATCGCGTTGGTGATGTTCTCAATGCGAGTGGCGACGTTGGGCTTCTTCACAGACCCAGCCTCAACGCGGTACGAATACTCCCGCACAACGGAATCCGGGTCTTCGCCTTGAACGTGCATCTGCCACGCCTGCGCAGCCATGGGGCCAAGCAGAGGAGCAACGTCTTGCGGGCCAATCAACCATCGGGCAAGAAGAGCTTCCTTGCGAGCGACCAGCGACAGAGCGTCTTCCAAAATATTTGCGTAATCGTCCGGCCTGACCGAAATCTGCTCAGCCTTCACCTGCGCTTCTGCAGCTGATCTGAAGGAATTCCTGGTCATGCCATAGATGAGTTCTGTCAGACCCACGCGACGGTCGAACAGTGCGGTGACCTCAGAGATGATCTGGTACATGTCCGAGGTGACACCCGGCATCTGGAAGACCGAGATCACATCGTTGACCGACCGGCCGATGGCTTCAGAGATCTCTACGATCTTGAACCCGCCCTCATCCTTCTCCAAGATCTTGGCCTTCAGATCCGGGTCTGCGGACTTGGCCACGCCGATCAGCACCTGCGCGCTGGTTGCAATGCGCGTGGCGAGGAACGACATCGCCCAGTTGATGAATCGAAGCTCACCGATACCGGGACGAATGATAGAGATGGGCCAGCTGTACCCCGGCTTGCCGTGCCAAGCGAGCGGCGTGAACGGCCAGCCTCCTGGTTCTGCCCAGAATGGGATGGGCCACTGAGCCGCCATGAACATCGACGGCGCAACCCCAGTCTCGTCCACTTCCTCCTGCAACATCGCTTCGGGCATGTTCAGTGGGAAATCAATTCCCTCTGCCACGGCGATGTAGCAGTTGGGTCCGAACGCATCGAACTTGCCGCGGAGGTCTTTGTCGGCGTTCTTAAGCCGGTCGCCAAACCCCGTCTTGGAGTACACCTCCCAGTAGACGATGAGGTCGTTGGTCTTCCCCATCTTCTTCTTGTACTCAAAGCCGCGCTCGTTGTTGTCGCCGCGGGACGAGTAGCTTTCCATGTGCCCGCTCAGATCCTCGCGAGACAGGCCGAACTTCGCCGCCACTTCATCCACTGGCTGGACCCGTTTGCGCGCGGCCCAGCGGATGTCCTCAAACTCATCGGCATCGGGATCCCAGACGAGGTTGTCTATGGAGTCGTAGAAGCTCCCGGCCATCTTCAGCTGCGATCCCGGCGGCGAATAAAGCTCATGCCACCAGACGCCTGCTCCCTTAATGAACGCTTCCTCCACTACCTTCCGCGAGTGCTTCTTGAGATCTAACTCATTCGGGGTGTAGTTGAGGTAGTCTTCCAAGAGCCGGGAGACGAGCTTGCGCCGCTCCAGCATCATCTGCTGCTGCTGCAAGCCCTGCTGGTACATCTGCATGCCGGGGTCCGGCATCATCACCGGCTGGCCATCGGGTCCAATGATTGGCTGACCGTCCGGCCCCATGGCTGGCACGGGGGGCTGGGGCTGGATGCCAAGGAGTGCTGGCCCGATGATGGGATACTCCTTGGGGGTCACCGCGCGGTTGGGGTTCCGGTGGTGGATCACCGCGGTAAAGAGGCGCACGGCCTCCCACACACGGTTGACCTGCATGCGGAATGCAGGAGGAGTCATGCCCTTGTTGTAGCCACGCTCCCCACGGGCGTACCCATCTTTCCACATGAAATCTGGGTCGCCAGCGAAGAAGTTCATCGCCTCGTCACCGTCCTCTGTGAACGGACGCTTATGGGCGGTGGCCTGCTTAATGCACTCAAGCCAGCGGGCGACGATTGGACGAAGCGGTTTATCCATGGGCACTCCTATTAGCTAGTGTCCTTACTTGCCCCTGCGGGCTTCCAAGTCGGCTACCTTCCGCTCCAAAAGCGCCACTTTCTCGGCCAGAATCGCATTCTTCTGAGGCTTGTGTTCCCAGAAGCCGTAGTCCTTCCACGCCTGGAACTCGTTCACGCCGGGGTCGGTGACATGGTGGACCGACTGCTTCTCATTCCCGCCGTAGCCGGGGGCCAAGGCCCACAGGGTGAGGGTCCGCTGGCTCACCTTGGTGACCAAGGCCGGGATGCACTCAGCGCCCTCATGGGCACGGAAGAACACCCAGTCACCAAGCTCAGCGGTCGGCATTACGTAATCGCTCATCTTTGTCTACTCCCCATTGGCCCGAGAACAATGCAGTTGTCTTCGGACGACTGCTGCCTGCGGCGTTTATCCGCGAGGTAACGCACCCACCATGGATCGGGGCCATAGGTCTTTGGCGGTGCGTGGTATTTTGGTTCGTACGCGCAGAGGTACTCCACGCTCTGGATGGCGTGGACTTCCCCGCGGCTCTGCGGCTCGTCGGTCACGTAGACCTGTCCGTTGACGCTCGTCGTCTTTTTCCGGTAGCGGCGGATCTCGCGCATCAGATTCGGACACGCACCATCCAAGAACTTCAGCTTGGTCGAACCGTCTCCCCGGATGTGGAGCATCTGCCGGACGAGCGCCGTGCGGGCCGGGATGTCGTCGGAGCCGGGGATGAAGCCGTACCCGCTCATCTGCGACTTGATGCCGCGCTTCTTCAGTTCCTCTGAGTACAGTTCATGGGGAAGACGGCCCGAGCCTAAGTCTCTGAGCATGCCGCCGTGCATGTCGATGATGAATGTACGGTAGTTCTGGCCATCGGCCTTCTGTGCGAACTGGTCGCCAAAGATGAGCGCATTGGCTTGGCGGATATACAGTTCGTCGTAGATCAGCAGGAACTTCTCGTCTGGCGGAACTGCGCCAAAGACACACGCCAAGACCGTATGCCCCGGGTCGATTGCAACATACCGCGTCCAGTCCTGTGGAACCCGCCCATCGGGTAGATCCTCTCGCCGCAGAACATGCACGCCAGGATTGAACGACGGGTACATGAGCGTGCTTTCCGTGGTGAACTCGCCCTCCGCTCGCATGCGAAGCTCGTCCATCCCCAAGGCAGACCACCGCTCAATATTTTTGGCTTTCTCTTCTTTGTCGATATGGTCGTTATCCAAGAAGCGCAGGGTGAACTTCTTAATAATCGGGTTCTCTTTGCCCTCTTCTTCAGCCTTGTCCGCACGTTCACACAACCCCAGCAGCGCATCGTTTTTACTATGGGGCATAGCCGACCATACAAACCGGCCTTTGCGGTCGGCAAGCCGCGCCTGCATCTCCCCAACCCATCGTTCATTATTAATATCCTCATCAATGTGAACTAAGTCAGCTTGAAAGCCCTGCGGAGGTTCGCCTTCTGAGGAGAAGCAATTAATAGTCCAACCGTTAGTAAGCTCTGCCTTGTTGAGGTAGCCTGCGTTCTTCAGTACCCAACTCATCTCTTTGATCATGCGGGGCGGGATGAGGGGCGGTGCTGGCTTTGCTTTGGTAGGGTCATCAACCCCGGGCTTAAATGCCCGCCACTGGCCCGTTGTCTCGTCCTTGATCATCTTGAACGCACCGGCACGGAACAGCATCGGTACAATTACAAGACCTACGTGGGGCCAGTTCCGCCCGATTATCGCAAGGTTCCCGCCCTCTTTGGGGTACTTCCCGTACGGGTCTTGTCCGGTGGCCGCGCGTGCGTCCTCTACGAAACTTGCTGCCGATTTTCCTGACCGATTGCCGCCGATCAGCAGGCGTTCGCTCGCCATGCACTTGTGAAACTCCTCCTGCCTGGGCATGGGGGAATACAGACGCAGAGCTTCGATCCGGCGTTCAGCCAGTTCGATCTGCACATCGCGCAGCTGGTTGAGGGCATGCTGCGTGATGCCTTGGACCGCCGGTTCGTCAGGTGGCGGCGGCGGGGGGATCTGTGGGTGCTTGCGCATATTCTCCGCAGTAGTCGTCCTGCTCGCTTACGGGCTGTACGTCCTCCTCACTGGTGACTATCACCTGCGGCGGGAACCTGCGACACAGGCCGTGCCTCATCGTTTTCCGCTCCCACCACCGGCACGTTTGACACTCCATGTTGCATCTCCTTCAAAGGGATTCCTTGAACCGTAATCGTTGTCGCCGCCTCCAGGATCCGCTGGCGAAGCTCGTCCTCCAGTTCCTCTTCGCTCCACGCGGTGAGAGGTTTCTTGGCTCCACCCATCGCGGTGTTTGCTGACACCAAGCGGACGACGGTATCCAGCATCTTGGTGCGGAACGCGCCGCCGGAAGGGGAGTCGAACAGCTGCTTCATGTAGCAGTTGGCGAAACCTCGCACCCCACCGAAATACTCCATCAGAACTTCTAGCAGTTCAGACGAGTGGGGAATGTTCGCGCCGCCGATCCTGGCCGATGCTACGAACAGATCGACCGCGCCCTTCTCAATCTCCGCGAGCTTCTTGTTGCCCTTCTTCTTGCGGGCCTTCTTCTCATGGGCGTTGCGGCACTTGCGGCACCGCGCGTGAAACCCGTCCTTGCTCTTATGCCAGTACGTTGGGGTTAGCTCATAGCTAGTCCCGCACTGGATGCACGCCTTGTACTCAGACAGGTTTCACGCTCCACTTAGGGCGAAGATCCATCAGCTTCACGCTCGCATCGTAGTTGGCTTCCCAGCACTGCTTGAGCTTCGCGCTGATGTCCACAGCCTGGACAACCTGGGGCTTGCCAACGCACTTCGGCTTCCAGTGCCCAGCCCACGCATCCCAGTTGCAGAAGACAGGGTTGTAGCCCAGCTTCTGCGTGCCTGCGAGCGACAGGTCGCGGGTCATCGTCACATCCTCAGTCGATGACTTCTCGGACTGATACTTGTCTGGGTATTCGTAGTAGAACCATGGGTTGTCAGATGAGGTCTGTGGCTCAGTCACCTCAAACGCCCGCATGTCGTACATGATCAATCCCGTGGGCAGGGCGGCGCACTCTTGGATGCCCGCCATCTTTGCCCCGGTGTCACGGTCGTACATCTCCAGCTTAAAGTCTGGGTTGGCGTTCTCTGACTGGTGGGCCTGCCATCGGAACACGTAGACGTTCTCATGCGGCGGCGGGCCGCAGTAGGGCGCGCCGATGACTACCGGACCCTTGGGGTAGTGGTCTACCAAGAAGTCAAACGACGAGGACAGGAACGGCTTGGCATCGGCTTGCCCCGCGTACAGATCGGGCTTCATGTCCGAGTCCACCATCACAAGCACATCGACACCGTACTGGCGCGCCATGAGGACGGCCCGATTGCGGGTCATTGTGATGGGCGTATCAGACAGATTCCAAACTTGGATCCGCGAGACGCGAGGGTCTTGGGAAAGACTAGAGGTGGCCGGAAGCATCCACTCGCGGATGTCCGGGTGTTCCGACGAGATTCCGCCGTTCCCTCCGTAACTGAACGTGCAGAACCCAACGCTAAATTTCTGAATCACAGGCTTCTCTTTTTTCTTCGGGGTGAAGCTCTTCTTTAATGAACCGGAACAACGCAAATGACTCAGCTGTCACCTTTCCGCCCTTGCGAATGTTGTCGCTCTTCCATAGCGGCCGCAGGTTCCTCCAGTTGCAGACCGCCCGAGCCTCCGCTGGGTCCGCAAGATTGGCTGCGCATAGTGGGAAAATGTGATCCACATGCCACATGTCCCGATTTTCATAAGACATCCCATCCACGCACTGGGAAGAAATGTGGTCGCGAAACTCCTGGGCCGTGCAGCCAACGAGTCGCATGGTTGCGTCCGGCTTGCACGCCCCGGCTCGCTTAAAGGCGCTGCGGGTGCGGCAGCGGATTCTTCGGGCCTCTGCATAAGCCCAGTCTGTCTTGTACCGCGCCCGCTCGTTTTCCAAGGTCCGCTTTAAGACCTTCTCGCGGTTGTTTCTGTAGTACTTCTTGCCCTGCGCCGAGTCGCCCGCAAGACGTTTTTCGCGGTGTTTCTGACGACTCTTTTTTGAAGACTCCAGGAACGGCTCTGGGTTCTTGGAGTACCGCTCTCGCTTTTCACAACAGTACTGCTCTCGGTTAGCCGCGTAGTCTGCCCGCTTCCAGGCACGCTGCTTTTCTGGGTCGCTAAACGGCATAGCGGCCACCATAAGAGAACGTGCAGAAGCCGATGGAGAACTTTTGTTGCATTTCACACCCCGGGGATAGGTGTACAGTTTTACAGTATTATGGCGTGCGCGTCAACGACGATTGTCGCCGTTCTGCATAAGCCCACCGAACCGAGCCGCGCTGCCTCGTCGGTTCAATGGCACGGTCGGAGTGACGTTGGGAGGAGGAGCCTTCATCTTCGGATTCCACGCCAAGGCCGCAGCGTCTCCAGCTTCCGCCTTGGTGCGCAGTCGCTGCAGGGCTTGGATGTGCGAGTACCATTCTGCAGGCGGTCCACCGCCGGTGCGGGTGCCGTAGGTGGCCCGCTGCCACTTGTTGATCTCGCTATCGATCTTGGCTAGCTGGGCTTGCTTAGCATCTGGTTGAGGTGCCTGCGCTGGGCGAGCCACGGGGTTCGCCTGAGCGAGAGTGGGCGCTGGTGCGGGGACATCTGGCAATCCTTGCACCGCTGCCTGCGGGTTGTATGGATTGCCTTGGGCTGGCGGCGCGATGGGCTGCGCAGAGCCTGGGCCATTGGGCGCAGCCATGACTGGCTGTGGGCCGAGTTGCGAGCCTTCCCCCCGAGACGGCCGAATCCCCGAATACCCGGAGTCGTTTCCGCTGCGCGCGCGCTCAGATACGGCGGCGCGGACGGCTGGGTTCACATCGTTCCAAGACGGCTGCGGTGCAGGTGCAGGCGTGCCGCGCTGGGCGTTGTAATCCCAGCGTGGTACGTTGACTACCGGAGCGAGTTGGATGGGTTCACCTGGGGCGGAAGGAGCGTTGTAGTCTGGGCGAGCCGGGACGTTGACTGCCGGAGCCAGCCGGATGGGTTCTTCCTGCTGCTGAGCGCGCGGATCGTAGCTCTGCTGATTGAACGAAGGCTGCGGGACGTTCGCCTGCGGGCCAAAAGGATTCTGGAAGTCGCCCTGCATGTACTGGGTGGCGTTGCCCATCGCCCGCTGGACATCGGGGTTCTGCATGGCGTTCTGCTGCGAGAACGGGTTGTAGAACGAGCCGTTGGCAAGCTGGTCGTTAGCCTGCTGCATCAGCTGGCCTTGATCGAATGTCACTGGACCCGTTAGCTGGCCACTGCTGTACTGCCCGAGCCTCTGCGAGAGGTTGCCGACAAACGCCTCGCCCTGCCGCAGCGTGTCCTGCCAAGGCATCTGGCTTCCATCAACGCCGGTTGCGCTAGCTTGGATCGGCCCTGGGCGCTGATCGATGGCGTTGTATGCCATGTTGCCAGCGTTGCTCTGCCCGCCAGTCATCGGGCCGTACTGGCCGGTCGTCGGGTTATAGCCCTGAGAGGTGAACGTCCCGGGCATCGTAAACGACTGGGCCTGCGTGTTGCCGCCGTACCGCTTGGAGGCTTGGTTGTACGCCTGCGCCCAAATCTGGTTGGAAGGCACCTGCCCCGAAAGGTCGTTCTGCTGCGCACCCTTGGGAGGAGTGCGAGGCACGTTGGACGAGTTGTACGCGGGCTGTGCGTACACGGACATGTCAGGAGCCTTGGACGGGGATGGCTGCTGTGTTGGCTGAGTGCTAGCCTGCATGCTCGCTTGCGGCTTCGCTTGCTGTGAGGTCGGGTTGGACTGCGCGCGGTAGTTGAACGCCATTACCGATCCTCCTGCTGAGTGGTCATGCCGTCCGTGCCCACGCCCGTGCCGTAGTACATGCGAAGGCGTTCAGCATCGTCCTGCGGGAGATTGCGGATCTCAGCGATTAGCTGGCGCAGGAAGTCCAGGTTCTGGATTGCTGGTGGTTGATCCATCTAGAAAACGGGGCCAGGATGTTTCCACCCTGGCCCCGCCCCCGAAAGCCCGTGAAGGGCAGTATTACGAAGCCCGAGTCCGAATCAGAGCGAGAACGGCCGAGCCGGTCGTCGCACCGGCACTCGCCGCATAACCGATGACACCGATGCCGTTGTCGTTGGCACCAGCGGTGCTGGACGACAGCGGGGACACCGTGACGCGGCCAGCCGTGGTTGATGTGCTGGCTGCAGCAGTCACCACCGACAGAGCCGAGCGGACGGCAACGTCCGAACCGGAGAGAGCAACCGACACTTCGGTCGGGCCATCAACCGTCACCCAGAACACATCGTTGTTGGCAACGCCACCGGCCGGGAGGAACTCGTCCACCACACCAACGAGCGCCTCGTTGGTCACCGAAGCGTAGCCATCAGCCGCGCCGTAAAGCGCCTTGCCCGTGCCCGCCAGACGAACAACTCGCTTGGGCAGCAAGGCCGCACCCGAGGTGTTACGAACAGCGATGCAGACCTTGCGACGATTGCTGCGGACCTGACCGTTGACGGGGTTC